ATTTGTATCTCCTAAGAAGTCAAGGTCAGAAGCTGTTACTACAGCATCGACATACGTTTTAACTGCTGCACTTGTTGGAACTGTTGTATCATTATTAAAATTTGCAATTCCATTAGCTGCTGTTACCCATTGAGTAATAGTGACACCTGTACCAGTATCTTTCAAAGAACCCCATTCTAAAACAGNNGTTACTTTAAAATCTCCTGCTGTATTAGCATATAAACCAGACAAACCACCTGTTCCATCAGTTAGTTGTTTAAGTGTAGCTGTCAAAGCTGCATTATCAATTGTCTTAATTAGACTTGGATATGTTGCAGATATTTTAGTATTGAATAAAGTAGCCATAATTATTTTTTCTTATTTTGTTTTTTTAAAAATGCTTTTAATTTCTCAACATTTTTTGCTTTTGGTTTATATCTCATAATACCCAACCATTAAAAATTGCATCCTGTGATGGGTCAATGTCATCATTAGAATTACTTAAATATTTAGGAAAAGTTGTATTGTTAAAATTCATGTAATCAATAAATCTTCTTGTATAATATTCAGCATATTCTCTTGCTTTAGCAACTAAGTAATCTAATTCTTCTTTTGAAGCACTTTCTGAATTTTCAGAAGTATGTTTAAAAACACCGCCATTACGTATTTGATATGCAGCAAAAGGAATGTAATCCACTTGTGCATACCATATTAACATTGGTTGTATATAATCCACCATCAAATTATAATGATTTGGATTTGCAGCTAATGTTAAAGTTCCTGCTGTAATCATTCCTTCAAATTCTTTATACAATTCAGTTCCCATGAAATTCTGAATATGAATGGTTTGTGATAACGAAATAAAGTATAAAAATTTTGAAGTATCAACATTTCCATCAAGGATTGAATTACGAACTAAATCAGTTCTGTTTATAAAAAGTGGTTGTGCCATAGTTCTTAATTATTGTGGATATGCTCCTTTTCCATCTTGTTCTATTGTTGCTTTTTTTGCTAAAGAGCTTCCTCTGGGATTTTTTAAATAACTCTTTGGTATTGTTCTTGTTCTTTTATAATTTCCTAAATTTTCAGATGCTTCTGTATTACTATCTAATCTAAAAAGCACTCTGACCCATTTATGATAACAGTATATTCCGCCCTTTAGAGTAAAAATATTATACGGTAAACTTGGTTCATGTCTAAAATCTGTATTTACTCTTTCATCTTTTCTTTTACCTTTACCATCTTTAATTTCTAATTTACCAAAACTTGCATTGTCAATATCTTCTAATCTCCATACTAAACCACTATTAGAAAGTCTCATCATTTCTTCACAAAAAGGTCTTGACTTGGGAACTTCACCTTTGTCATTTGTTTTTTTACCTCTTGCATATTTGTACCTAATTTTATATAAACCATTTTTACTATCTAATGAACTAAATGCAGAGCCATCTTTTACACTTCCAACATTTTCTTCTGTAGCTGATTTTAAACCAACTAATTCTTTAATTTTACTTAATGTTGATTTCTTTTCTTTAATTAAATATGATGCCCAATCTTCATTGCTATATTCTGCATCCTCATCCAATTCATCTACTTGAACCCAACTTTCAGATAATTTAGTTGCACTTTCACCTAAACTTCCAAGAACAACTTTAACTTCATCATCAGATAATTCTGATTTAATCTTAACACAATTTGGAACTTCTTTACCATCTAACATTTTTGTTCCTTTTTGTTGGTAACCATCCCAACAAGGACTTTTAGACATTTCATGATTTTCACAAGGCATATACCAAGTTTCACCACCAACTTCATGTTCATGATAACCACCACAACCTTTTTCTTCTGCTACTTTTTCAGCTTCTTCTCTTGTTTTATATGCTCTTTTACCATCAATCATTTTTAATGATGTTTCCATTTCAACACCAGTTTCTTCTTCAATATCTTCATCATCTTGGATTGTTGGGTCAACATCAGTAAATTCTAATGGTTGTAAGGTTATAAAGTATAGGTTTAAGGCTATTTGATTGTAAGCAAGTAGTTGGTCAAAGCATTTAATTAAAAGCTCTTGAAATGGTCTTATAACTGTATTGTCCATTAATAAAGATGCTGTCTTTATTTCATCAGCATTGTTTCCAAGTCCTGTTGAATCTTTTATTCCTAACAACATTGGTGAGACAACTCTATGAGAAACTAATATTTTAGATTGGCTTTCAGTAGATAAAAATTGATATTGTTGGTGAGCATCACTTAATTGTACTGGAGTTATTTCTGCTTGACTTTCTTTGTTATCATTAAAAGCAAGTATGAATTTTCCACTATTTGAACTACCAGAAAATTTTTGTGTTATTCTTTGTTCTATTAATTCTCTTTGTTGTTGATTTGGCGTTCCGTTGTTGAAATTTATAAGCATCGATGGAGCGAGACCGTTCATGATGTTGTTAAGATGATAATTTGAGATTTCTTCTTCAAGTTCTGCATATTGTAAACCTCCCTGATAATCTACCGGAGAATAGTAGTAAAACCCTGATTTATAGGGTTTTATGTAATATATTTCTATATTTTCTTTACTAAATCCAAAGGCAGGTATTCTTAATGGTTTATCTGATGGTTTAATTGTTGTCCAATCATTCCAATAATAATAGGCAGTAATTTCACCATCATCATTTGCTTTTTCTGCTCTTAATGTTTCAATTGGGAAATGCTCACATTGTGCAATCTTTGTTCTGTCTTTAGAATATATTACTTGTATTGCAGCTTGACCCATTAGCTTTAAATCATAAGAAACTTTTTGNACCATGTCTGGTTTNAAAAGTGTTATCATTTGAGCATATTCATTTGGCTTACTACTTGAATCAGTAGCATTTATTCCTTTACCATAAATTTGTTGAGAAATTCCATTAATACAGGCATTATTTGTTGGTGAACCATTAAATCTATCAATAAGAAATTGAAAATAATTATTATCTGCACCATACTTTACCCACTCTTGACCTTGTACTTCTACAATCTCAGGACTTGTATATGTTGCTAAATTTACAAAACTAAATTCTGACTTGTTTTTTGTAAATCTTCCTAAATTATCTCTTTTAGTGTTTTTTTTCATATTTAAAATACTTTGTATGTATTATCAAAGGAATCGAAAGTTTTGTAAACAGCCAAATTCATATCATAATATTCATCTTCCATTTGGTCAATTTCTTGGTCTGTACAGAATATCCTGTCTCTAAATAAAGTTGTATCTGTTGTTCTATCTACATTCCAAAATGTATTATCATTTTCCCACAATTGATAATTGGTGTTCCATACATTAAAATCAGAATAAAATCTTACATCATAAAAATGCCCTTCTACCAAAACAGGACTAAATGCTTGTGTAAATGTTAAATAATTAACATCAGTTGTTGCAGTTGTAATGTCATAATATACAGGAATGTTTGTACTATCATCAATAATAGACATAGTAAACTCAGCAGCAAATATTCTTGGTATTACTTTAAAAGTTTGTGCAGTAGTTGCAGTTTTAAAAACTATCATTACCTATATAACGTATTTTATAACTTATTTTGCAGAAACAAAAAGCCAAAAAAAAAGCACCCCTAAGGATGCTTAATTTTCAATATAAATTACAATTATTAATTTGGTGTAATTTGTCCTGCTTCTGGAACAATTAATCCTGATGCTACAAAATATGGAGCCGTTTCCTCCATCCCCTCGAACACCATCGTAAAGCCGCTCAAATCACCGGCAGCAGCTCCTGTTACAGATGTGCCAGTAGTTCCTTCCATTCCATTTTCAAAGCCACATAAGAACGTATTTCCATAGTAATCAACAACTGCAGCATAAGGTCTTCCCAATGCTAAAAGCTGTAATTCTTGTTGTGTTAGTGCATCTAAATATGGTAATGTTAGATTTATTGTTTGAGTATAAAAAGTTGTTCCATTATCTCTTGAACTTGTCATTGCAGTTTCAAGTGATGAATTACCTTTTACATCATATTTATACCAAGATACACTTCCTGCTATTGCAGTTACTATTCCTGATGTTATTGTTACACCTGTTAAACCACCAAAATCGGCAAATAAAACTTCTTTTATTCCACCAAATGCTGATTTACACGGTATTTTTCTTCCTGTTGTTAATGCACAAGCCATATTATTTAAATTTTTTATAAATATGGGTAAGTAAGTTTAATCCCACTTACCCAAATTTTAGTTAGTATTAAGCGTATTCTACAAGGTCAGATGCAACACCAAATTGAACCCCACTCGTAAATCGCATTATCATGCGTACATTTTGACTTCCATCGATATCTGCCATGTCTATTACCTTAACTTGTTGATTGTCGTTTAGAAGACCGGTACCGAAGTACAAATTTGAAACTTGTGCAGCGTACATCTTGTTGTCTGACATTCCCGGACATACAAATATTTGTACTCCATCAACTGTAAGACTTCCATTATTCCACCATTGTGTTCCTTTGTTGTCAACCCCTGCATTTGATGTTGCAAGAACTGAAAAACCTCCAAGAGCTTGAACATAAAATTTAGCAGCAGAACTTGGTATGTATATTCTTAAATCTTCCGAACCATACAATGTATTTGGAATTGCTGTCACAACTTTTTGTAATTCTGCTATAATATTTGCAGCATTTAATCCACCACCAATTGCAGCAACTTGTTGTCCTGCAGGAATATCACCTGCAGCAGTAGCAGCAGCTATAATTTTTTCAAATCCATCAAATGAATTATTTGATGCAGCAGTAGTATCTCCTTTCCACATTGTAATTTCAGTTGAATTAGCAACTTCTTTGGCTACATGAGCAATTAAAAAATCACTAAAGACCGGAGGTAAATTGCGATTTAATCCAAATCCCATTGAAGCGCTTTCCCAATCGTTCACAAAATCTTTTTTACAAAGTTGTAAATTAACTTGTAATTCAGTTGGTTGGATAATTTGTTCTGTTAATGTAATGCTTGAATTAGGGTCAAAATCACATGATGCTGCTTGAACAATTGATGATGTGGCTAATTTTTTAATTACTTCTTTGTAAGAAATATTTGATTTAACAGTTACACCACCATCATTGATTGTACTTGCTGAAAGAAGTGCCGCAGCGATATATTCACCGGCAAATTGACCGGCATATGTAGTTGAAATTGAAACCGCAGTTGCAAGATTTACATTTTTTAAATTACTCATTTTTTTATTATTTTATTTATTATTAATTATGATTCTGATACCCAGATTCCTTGACCTCCTATTATATACCATTCTGTTAATGATACTGCTCTAAGTGCTACCCAGTCACCTTTTAAAGCTGTTGCTTTTGTGTTTTCTAAATCTTTTCTAAAACTCCAGACGCACTAAATACTGCTGCAGCTTGTGTCATACTCCCAACAATTTTATTTGTATTTTTTGGAGAAATTACTAATTTGACAGCAGCATCTGCTCCTGTGTTTCTAAAGAATACTGTGCTTCCTAAATTTCCAGAGGTAATTAAAGGTAATCCAATTGTTAATGCATCTACTGCTACATTATGGTCATTTCCTAAATCTGATTCAGAAATGTCTCCAGTAGCTGTATAATAAGATTGTGCAACTTGGTTGCGAACTTCATCATTTGATAAATAGTTGTAAGTGCTCATTTTTTAATTTATTTTATTATTTATTATTTATTTAATCTTGCTAAAACTCTGTCCATAGTGTTTCCTACTCTATTTTGAGAATATAAAAAACCATTGTCTTTTTTAGACTTTTTTGATTCTGGTGAATGTTTTATAGGTGTAACAGAAGGCTGTGATAATTCTTCTTTAACTTTAGATTCAACTTCTTCATTGAACTCCTCTTTTACAGTTCTTGATTTTAAGACACCTTCTGCATCTTCTGACATTTTTTCACCTATTCTTGATTTAATATCACTAATGGCATCTTCAAGGTTTTTAATTCTTTTTTCCATACCTTCCCAATCTTCAACAACAGCTTCTTTACCATCATCTTCATATTCATCTTCATCATTAGCCATATCTTCAGATATTTCTTTTCCTTCTTCATCTTCTTTAGCAGGAACTTCATCACTAACTTCTCTCATGTCAGCAATCATTCCTTCTTCTTCAACTACTAATAGCCTACCATCCTCGAGCATATACTCACCAACTGGCATTGCTACACGCTCATCATCTGAGATAATAAAAATTTCTTTACCTTTTTCAAATGATTCAGCTTCTATTCTTGTACCATTATCTAATTTCTGTTCTTCCAATTTGATTTGGATGTCTAAAAGTGTTTTAATCTTATTTAACATTTCTGTACTTTTCATAATTATTTATATAACGTGGTTTAATTTAAATTTTGCATTTTCAACTTATTCTTGTAACAGAACCAATGCCCTGTGCCCATATAGAACCATCACAACAAGCTCTTGAATAATCATTAGTGTCTGGACACAAACAAGCTCTTTGACCTCCATTTTGTGCAGCTCTTGCAGGAATATAATTAGGACTGTTAATTCCTCTATTCCTTCTAATTCTTCTAATTGGCATTTAATATTTGTTTTATAGATTCAAGTAGTTTACTATTTTTAACTTCCATTTTTTCTTCCACTTGTTCTTTGGGTCTTTCCATTTTATCAGCAAAATATCCTTCGATTGAAAAACCTTTAACACGATTTGTTTTTACATATTCATTCCAGACTTCATCATTATTTACTTTAACAGTACCCATCCAAGTGCCGATTGGAACGTTCATATTGTATAATCTGCTTTTGTCTTGTGTTTCACTTTCTACAATCCATGATTCAACTAATGTTAAACCACTTAATTGATGTTGATGTTCTAAAGTTGAGTTATTTTGGTTACCACTTTTGAGATATAATTGTGATGCTTTTGATATTGTATCTTTAGAAAAATAAATGTAATATTCTTCTTCTGCTGTTTTTCTGTAGATTGGTTTATTAGGTACAAGTAAAGCACCCATTAATAATTTTTTATCCTTAGATACTTCTGCAAGTTTTAATTCTTTACTTTTTAAAGCAATAAAATCTTCTTCGATTGCAGGCGATTCCACGATTGATATTGCTTCAACGCCAGAATGCTCTTGTTCTTCATCTAATACTAATTCTATAATCTTCATACAGATATAACGTATAAAAAAATAGATTTTGTATTTATATAGTTGCTCCTTCTACAATATTTCTTTCCAATCCTTGAGCAGTAGTAACATCATTAGATACAACAAATGCTCTTACTGGTTCTTGTTGACCAATAGCACTTGCAAGTTGGTTTGTATCAGAAGCACCTACTGTTGTAAATTCTGGTGGTATAGATGGAACTGCAGCAGCACCACCACCAGAAACTCTTGGACTTGCAGCAGCTCCTTTACCATCTGCTTTTGTAGATGATATTTTAGCAATTTGTACTGCACTGAATGCACCTGCTAAACCTGCTTGTATAAATGGATATGCAGGAAATACTGCTGTTATAGGATTTTTATTAGCTGTAGTGAAAGCATTTTGTACACCTTCAACACCTGAGATTGTTGCTTGACCAATTGCCATTGCTTTGCCAATTGCAGAACCTTTACCTGCTATTTGACCAATTAAAGCCATTGATTGTTTAGCAATATCCATTTTGGCATTAGCAACAGATTTGTCTCTTGCTTCATCATTAGCTGCATCTTTATCCCTTCCTTTTTCAATTTGTCCATTCCAATATGCAACAATTTTTGCCTTTTGTTCTTCTGTAGCATTTAGTTTATCTAATTCTGCTATTGCTCTATCTGCATCTAATTGTGCTTTTTCTTCTTCTGTTATTGCAGCTTCTTCTGCTTGTAGTTCTTCAAATGTTTTTTGAACTTCTTTTATTCCTTCTAATCTTTTTAATTCTGCAGCTTTATCATCTTCTATTTTTTTATCTGCTTTAGCTTTATTATCATCTATTACTTTTTGTGCTTCTGCTGCTGCTTTGTCTTTTATTGCTTGTTCTTCTCTTACTGCTGTAGTTATTTGAGTTTGTAGTAATCTTTGGCTTCTTAATTTTTTAGTATCTAAGTTTATTAATTCAGCTTGAAGTTTAGCAAGTTTATCTTTTGCTTGAATAGTATTTAAACCTTGTTCCATTTCAAGTTCTTGTGCATCTATCAATAGTTGTTTGGCAACAATTTCTTTAGCTGTAATATCTTCTTCAAGTTGTTGTGCTTTTCTAAGTAATGCAATTCTTTCTGTTGCTGATTTATTTTCTCTATCTTCTGCCTGTAATCTAATATCACTTATCTCTCTGTTTGCTTCTGCTCTTTCAGTCATCAAATCCCTTTCAATGTGATGTGCTTTTTGTCTTGCTTTTGTAACTTTATCCATTGCAAGAACCTCCTTAGTAGTTTCTGCAATAAAACCTATGACAGAACTTTTTGCATCATCAATGACTTCTTTGGTAAATTTAAATGGATTGCTAATAAACTTTGCAATACCTTTTCCTAATTTTTCAATTGCTGCCATTGGATTTGTAACAGCATCAATAATAGTTTGACCTAAACTGGCAAAACCATCTAATACTTGATTTACAATAGCATTAATGGCTGCCATTCCTCTTTGGAATTTTTCCTGTCCTTCTTCTGACCTTGTAAATGCTGCACTTAATGCAAGGACACCAGTTACTATTATACCAANNAAACTTAATTTTAAAATACCATCTAAGGTTTTAAAACCTTTTCCTGCTTTTCCTAAACCAGAACTCAATCCAATTAATGCAGATGCTGCACCTCCTGTTGATTTATCAATAACACTTAATGCACCACTATAATCTCCTGCTGCATCAGTAGCTTCTTTGACTTTTTTAGTATTGTCAGTTCTTTCTTTTTTAAGTTTTGTTAATGCTTTCTTTTCATCTTGAAGTTCTGCTTTAGTATCTTTAATTTTCTTAATTAATTTTGTTCTTCTATTAGCATCTTTTTCTGATACCTTTTCTAATTGTCTTTCATAATCACCTAAGTTTTTTTCAAGATTATCTATTGCAATATTTTGCAGCTCTAAAGTATCATTTACTTCTTTTAGTGCTTTTTGTGCAGCTTTTACATTTGCATCAACTATAATTACTTTTGTTATTTTACTCATTTGATTCCTTCTTTAATTTGTTTAAATGCTTCACTCCATGTTGTTGCAAGTTTATATTTACCAGTAGCAATTCTAATATTTTCAGTTTCCTTGTTAGTGTATTTTAACACTCCTATAATTAATTTTATCATACTTTGTTTAATAATTCAAATTGTGTTTTTCCTGTTATTAAATTTATGTTAGCATTATTTATATTATAATCTTGATTGTTAATTGTAATTATGTCATTCATTTGAATTGCATAAATCATGTTTAAAGGTAAATTTGCTGTCAACTTAAATATTCTTCTTCTTGAATTAAATGCTTGTTGTATATAAGTTTTATAATAGTTTTCAAATAATGTTCCAGTAAATTGTGATGTATCTGTCCATTCATTGTTTTCATTGTTAAAATTTATATTAACTGTACTACCACCTGTTGTAACATCTGGATTTAACATTAAACTATTAGATGGAATAATAAAGGTTGTTAAATTATCAAATGAAGAACCATTTGCAACTTTTTTGATTCTGATTTGTGTTGCTCCATCACTTGGAGTTAATTTGATTGGATAAAATAAAAAACTTTTACCAACAATACTTTCTTTATTGTCATCTGTAAAAAATCCAGTCATTAGATTTAAAGGTGTAGTTGCTCCTTTATTGTATAGTCTAACAAATTGTAAATGTTCAAATGGTGTTGTTATATTATATGGTAAATTAGGAGCTGTGAAACTACTACCTTGTTCAGTTGTTCCTATTCCTTCATATCTTATACCACCCCAACTACCACCAGTAGTTTGTAAAAATTGTTGTGCATAAAAAGTTTGTAAACCTTGATATGCAAATGTGATAGAATTATAAGGTAAACCAACATTGACTGTGGTTTTACTTGAATCTACATATTGTGATATATCCCAAGTATTAAAATTTGTGGAATAATATGAATCTAATGTTTGTATTCTTATTTTACCAAAGTTTGTATTTGTATTTCCATTTACCAATAATGGTTGGTTATCAAAATAAGCAGTTAGATTAAATAATTTAAACAAACCATTCATGAAATCTATTAATTTGATGTCTGGCATTTGTTGACCAATTATAAATTCAAATTCAGTAGCAAAATTAAAACCAACTGAAGCAGGAACTTCCCATTCATTTTCCCAACCAGAACCAACAGTATTTTGTAAATCTTTTAAATTCCAATTAAATGATGTAAAGCTAATTGGAGTGTCACCAACAATTTCAATTACAAAATTACCAGATGACAACTGAAAATTAACTTGTGTAAATGTAGCTGATGCAGTTAAATTTTGAGATGTAAAAATTACATTAGAAGTAGATGTATCAATTATTCTTACTGTATATTCTGCTACTGTTGCTGTAGCTGTTATAATAGTTAAAGTAAGTCTATTTGGAATATTAAAAGGACTAATAATTAAAGCACTATTACCATCCATTTGAGTTTCTACATTTGTATATCCTGTTGCAGCTACAAAACCAGTAACTTGATTTGTAAAAGATGTAACTTGACTTGATGGTTCAACATTTCCTTTTTTAGCATTTAGCCACATATATAAATTATTAAATGTGGGATTATCTGAATCTGACATATTAAAAAAATCTGCTGAAAAATCTAATCCATAAGTAGATTGTATAGCATCCACAACTGTGCTTACTTTTATAGCATATTTTAATTCAGACCATAGTAAACCATTTGTACCTGCAGGATATAAATTACCATCATTTGCAGATTGTGAAGAATCATAATAGGCTTCTGTTGTATGGGTTACTAATGGTGTAATAATTACATCACCAACATTAGCACTCATTTTACTAACTACATCAGCATTTATATAATCAAGATTGTAAGTTGATAAAGTACCTTGTAATGAATTTAAAGATGCATTTCTAAATTGTTTATTTAGATTTATTGTTTTACCATAGAATGTAATCTTATAAGCATAGGCTTTGTTGTTTTTTAATTCAACTCCATTTAATGCTACAAATCCATCTTTATATGGAATATTGTTTAATTCTATTTTTGCTTCTCTTTTATCTCTTGCATCAAATCCATTTGTTATATTAAAATTATAATAATGCTCAAATAAAAGATTGTTTGTTTTACTTGCAGGAATAGTAAACGTTTTAGTAAACTCCGTAAATATTTTGTCTGGTGTTTTAACATCTTGAATTGACAAACTAATTGAAACAGTTTCATCTTTAAACAAATCTACTCTTTGGTAATTAGCTAAAGTTGAATTTTGATTTACATTACTTATATATAACTGTAGTTTTTGCATTTATGTTAGTTCTATGTTATCTTATGTTATTTATGTAATCAAAAGACATATCAAAAGTAAAAGTGAACTGAATTAATTTATCATTTAATGAATTTTTATTAGTAAAGCTGCTTGTTTTTATATTTATAGGAACATTAGTAAAAGCATTTGTGGATGGAACTCTGAATCTGACCCATATTTTTTCAGATAATAACATTTCAGCAAATACATTATTATAATATTCTGGTAAATAAAATGAATTAAATGTGTATTCTTGTTTTCCTTGTATGTCTAAGTTTAACTTAGTATGTTGATTTATAGAATAACCACCAGATGCTGTTACAATATTTGAATTATATGATTTTCTTGATGATGATATTTTACTTATAGTCTTTAAGGTAAAATATTCAGTTTGAATTGCTCCATATTTATTAATAAATAAAACAGGGTAACCAGTATCATCTATTGATTCAGTATAACCACTTGAAGAACTTGTATATTTTGTACAATCAATTCTATTAATATTTACTACAATACTATTTATTGTTACATCTGTGCCATTGAAACTTGAATTATTATACTTCACAGTTCCTGCACCATTTCCATTGATTGATGGAATTACTAATGTTGTATTTTTAGGAGCAAATACTGTATAAGTTTTAGTTCCTCCAATAACTTGTGAATAATTAGATATAGCAGGAAATTCTGTTGTTATCATGTCTGGATTAGCACCTTCATAAAAAGTTCCATAACCATCAAAACCATTTACATCTAATGTTGTATTACTACCAACTTGTGACCCTCCTGCATTTGCAGCATCCCAAAAGTTAAGAACTAAATTAATTAAAAATACTGATTGATTAGCAGGAACAGAACCACTTGGACTTGCTATGTTTAAATAATCTCTTGCTAATTCTGAATAATCAAATGTTGTTGGTGTACTTGCATCTGCATCTTTTATTAATGTATATGTTGGAACAGTACTACCATCTGTGATAATAGTGAGTTTAGCTGATAATGTTCCAGTTCCTCCTGTTGCTGATATAAATTGTGGACTTCTTAATAATCTGTTAACTGCCATTTATTTTATTTATTAATTGTTGTTCAAGTTCTACTGCATAAGAATTAAAAAATTCATCTGGTAATTTTTCCCAAGCAGCATTAAAAGGTTTAGTATAAAAAAAAGATGGTTTGATTCCTCTATTAAATATATTCTTAGCTATTACCTGTCCAATAGTTTCATAATTACCTTTTGCAAATTTACCTGTAGATTTTTTTATTCCATCTTTATAAGTGTATTGTCTAAGTCTTATGTTTTTAATCTGTGCCCAAGCTGCAACACTTCTGACAAAAGATTTCCATGTTCCAGAATATGTACCACTTCCAAACTTATATGGAGAATTAGGAGCTTGTTGACCAGTTTTCTGTGCATTGCTTGAAACTTTACTTGGGTCTTTTCCTTTAACTCCTTTATCTACAAATTCTCCATAATACTGCATAAGTAAAGACCATTGAATGTTTCCATCCTTTTCATCAATATCATAAGTTATTGAATCAATCAACGGACCACCACCTTTACCTTGTGATTTTAAATTCTCTTTAGATTTAAGAACTACAAGTTCTCCAAAATTTTTCAATGTTTTATTTAGTTCTTTTAAATCCATTAGCAAATTGAAATGTCATTATAGATTAATATATCCATTGTTGCAGTCCATCCTGCAAGTTGATTGTCAAACCTATCATAAAACGGTTCAATGTTTGCATTACCATCTATCTGGTATTTATCAAAATGCAATGTACCTTTTCTCAATACTTGTACTAATTTATTCAATACAGCTAACTGAGTATTTAATATATCTTGTAAATCATTATTACCTTCAAACAAATCAACTGTAATTTCTTTAGAAAAATCAACAATGTCCATAGCTAATACAGAAGTGTTAAATCTCAAAACACCATCTTCTTGTGTTACATTGTTTATTATGATGTGACATAATGGAAATATAGTTTGCTTTTGTAAATCTACATCACTTATATCTCCAGTTGTTACTGTATTAACATTGACATCACTTAATAAATTGGACTTTATTGTTTCAGTTATTTGGTAGAATGCTCTTGTTCCTTGTTGGCTCATTTGAAATGTTTTTTAATTTGTTTTGCTTCTAATTCATTTTTATCTTTCATGTATGCCAACATATAAAAACACTCATGAAATTTCAATTTAGTGATATGTTTAATTCTGATAATATCGTGTTGAGCGAGTGCTGCCAAACTCTGATACCATCCATACTTTGCTGCAAATCCTTCTGCAGCTCCAATTGTGTTGGTTTGAGTTTTCTCAAAGAGTTCTGGGTAATCTTTGATAATTCCATTCCTAAATTGAGAAAAAAAAACAAAGAACTAATTACTGCATCCATTGGCATATCAAGCATTTTATCTTTGTTGTCTGGGTTGTAATCTTCTATTGTGTATTTATCTAATACTTTCTTTTTTACTGGTCTATAAAGAACATTCATTGCAACTTCTATATTGTCATAGTCTGCAGAATAAGTATCTAAATCTATATATTCTCCTAAAGTCATCTCATCTAAATTAGGAATGAATCCATATTGAATGTTGTTTAAATAGAAGTGCATTACTAAAGGAGGTTGCAGCAGGAACAATTCATTAATATTACCAGTAATTTGTTCTACATCTGAATATCTCATGTTGTTGGCATCTTTTTGTGTAACACCACAAAATATTTGCATCATTTTACATTGCACATCATTGACATCATCATTGTCTTTTGCAATCTTTATAAACTTTTTATATTGACCTAAAGTGATTTCATTTAGTTTAGTAGGTACAGTAATGTTTAGTTCCATAATTATATAACGTATTTAAATTGAATATTTATTAACAAAAAAAAGGTGCTAATTTCTTAACACCTAATTTAAACAAACAAACTGAATTATTATAATTATGTAAAATTATCTACATCATATTCTATTTCTTCTATAATTTTTTCTTCCCAAGTTGAATCAATTTTATCAGTTATGTTTTTATTTATATCAATCACATTATTTTCTTCTGTTATATAATATTCTAATTCAACTTTTTTAATATCAATTTCATTTGGTTCTGGTGAATTAAAATAATCACCTGCATTACCTTTTCTCCAATCATAAATAACTTCAAAGATAAATCCCTTGTATTCCACTTCTATTGTGTTTGTAAAATTATTCATGTTTTTATTTTTAATATGGGGGTCTGTTTTGGCTCTCCTGCTCCGTTGCAGTGGTTAAAAGTTGTACACCTTATAGCTATCCACCTTGATTGTTTTGTTGACCCCCTGTTAAATTAATTTTCTTTTTAAATAATCTAAAACTGTCATATCTCTGCAAGTTTTTTCATCTCCTTTATTTTCTATTTCAGTAATTTTTTGTTTTAATTCATCTGATGTAAGATGACTAAATTTTCTATCCCAATAAGCATCTGGATTTAAAGTTTCGTAATGATGTGAATTAAAATACATAATTTATATTTTTAAAGTTAATATTATTGTTATTAATAAAGCTGCAGCATAAAAGCATATTAGCCATTTCCAATTGTTAGGGTCTTGTTTTAAGAATTTTCTAATCATTATATAAAATCTTTAAATTGTTGAACTTCTAAATTAAATCTTGTTTGCTCTAAACTTTCTATTTGACTTTTAAGAACAGGTCTTAAATAAATAGTGTTATAAGTGCTACATTCTTTGTAATGCTTTTTAAGAGCTTTAATGTTTTTTTTAATAATATCTATGTCTGTCATTTTGTTTTGTTTAAAAAGGGAGGTTTTACCCTCCCATTGTTATTATTGATTGAATTTTTTATTATGATTATCAGTGTTTTTTTGAAGCATATATGTAATAGTGTTTTCAAATATTTCTTCTGTATCATTACCATAATGGTCTTTGACTAATTTATAACCTATTAATTTCATTTCTTTTATTGGAGATTCAATAAATTGACCTATTTGGTGGTAAAAATCTATAGGTTTAGGATTTAAATTTATTGTAAACATTATTCTTCTACATTTACAGCCAGATTTAATTGACCACATATAGTATTTACGTGGATTTTTTAATTCATAATTCATAATTTGTTTGTTTTAGTATTAATATACTTCAAATATATATAATATATACCAAACTACAAAAGGTTTTCATTAAAACTTTCAATTTGTTCCTGCAGGTCATTAATTTTTAATAGACCTTCATTTCTTAATTCTCTAAGTTTACTGTTTTGAACTTTACAATTAGCTATATGTGTTTGAAGATTATTAACATAGAATAAGATGTCTATTATTAATGTTTGCATTAGGTCTAAAGCTGC